GTGATAAATAATTTATTTTTGTCCAATAACTGTAACGGTTATTTAGGACTAGTCATTTTACGCGCAAAATAAAAAGTTGGAGATACCTTTTTAACGGTTTTTAAACCGTGTATTAGATAGGAGATTACTTTCTGTGTATGTGATTAAGCTGTTTTAGTCGTTATTTTGGTATGGATAGTATTATATATTTTCGGATTGATTACGCTGCAAAATTAACGTAAAGTACTGATTTATAGTGTCTGTTTGGGTGATAATGCGTATTTTTACGGTGAAAACGTGTGTGTGCGTGTAGAAATGATGCAGAATAGCACAATTAGGACAGTGCAGGCAGCTCTCGGGTAAAGCTGTTTCGGTTTCCGGTTCGAGTCCGGATTCTGCCCCAATACTTTTGTGGATTTGCGTTTTTATAGGTATTTGGTTTTAAAGTGAACGCTCCCGGTGAAAGTCCGGGAGCTTAAATTTCAGGAGTATGGAGAAAATTATTCAAGCTATTTTAGATGAACATTTGGAAGTAGCCAGACTTCGTGATGCTATGGATACATTGTTGCTCTTGCTTAATAGTGATCAACAGATTAATCCATTTTTACCTGATCCTCACTCTGAAGTGTTGACAGCTATTTATACAAGCATAATAAAGCTGAAGAAAGAAAATAAAGAAATGGCCGAGAAACTAGCTAATTTAAGTCAATAGGCTGCTCTTTTTTCTGATTATCTCCGCTATCATCATCCCAAATTAATGTAATAACAGGAAGACTTTTAACATTAGCACAAAGCTGACATTTAATTTTAATTTCATCTAAAGGGTTTAATATAGGATATGGAAATTTCCCATAATCAAAGATAAAAAATCCATTTTCCTGATTAAGGTTATTATATTCAACTCGTATATTACGAGCTGTATTCTGTCCAATATTCTGTATTATCAGACTGTTAGTATCTTTGTTACGAAAGGCTCTTAGGTTAGCGCGTAATGATTCCTGCTTTTCTTTTCTGTTTTTTTCTATTGTATATTCATTTATAGCCAATTGCTGCTTATCAATTTTCTTTTTTGTCCTAAAATAAGTATATATGCTACCTAGAATGGCAGCTATTGATAAAATATCTGATACTCCTATTTCCATATTGTTTATTTCTTGTAATAAACGAATTCGCCACCTTCTTCACCGGAATCCAGGTGCATCACATTATCGCTGAATGTTCCGCTCATTGTCAAGCCTTCTGCATTCAGTGAAACATTATTGCCGTCTACTGAATAAGAACCTGATGCGGAATCTTTCTTATCGAAAACGCCATCTGCATCAGCATCTTCATCCATCGTAATGGAGAATGTACTTTCTTGAAAAGTAAGAGTCCACCTTAAATACACAATTCCACCGTATTCTTCAGTCGATTCCCATGTTGTACCTGTCAGAACTGTAGCTTCTTCATCATCAGAACAGCTTGTAATAAACATTGGCAAAATCATTGCCAGAATTAATAATAGTTTTTTCATTTTACTTATAGTATTTGTTTGCGTTAAAAGAATTTCCTGATGCTTCCCAAAACAGCATATACTTTTAGGATCATGCTGATGGGGATTTCCTGTTCGCAGAACTCTTCGCTCTTGTTCGAAGGGATGAGCCGGACAAAACCTTCTTTCTGGCTTAACCGTATTCTCTTTACTGTGCGGTATTCTTCTGTAACGATGCCGTATATTTCTCCGGCTGGGAGATACTGGATAGGTGTCGTTACTTCACGAAGTGCGATGATGTCACCATTGCTTATCTCCGGTTCCATGGAGTGACCGGTGAGGTTACACCACACCACTCCTTCCTGGTTGTATGGAGGATAATTAATGTAGAAGTCAGGATTCCGCGTCTGGTCATTCACTATTACATCAAATCCACCTATAAAATCCACGTTAAAGTAGGGTGCGCCTTCGTATGTTTGGTTTACGGATGGCAGTTTTTCTTCCTTTTCAGACTCAGAACTGAGCATGTTGCCTTCTCCTGTAAGGAGCCAATTTATATTTATATCGAAACTTCTTGCGATTTTTTCCAGAAAGTCAGCTTTAGGCATTACTCCGTTTTTGTAATTCCTTACATTAGCTTCGCTAACTCCTATTAATGAGGCGAATACTGTATTTTTCCCATTGCCAAATTTTTCTACGATAGTAGAGATTCTGTCGAAAATAGTTTCGTTCATACCTATTATTTTTAGATTAAATCGAAAAATAATTCGAATAACATTTGCTTAATTCGAAAGATGTTTCGATATTTGCAGAGTCTTACGAAACCGAAAGACGCTCTAAAGGTAGAAAATAAACTTTAAAAACGCAAATTATGGATAAAGCGAACATTCAGCAGACAACAGGTCTGCAAGTATTCTACAATGAAAACGAAAATGTGAACGTAAGGACACAAGTAATCAATGATGAACCTTGGTTCGTTGCCAAAGATGTAGCAATGGCTTTAAATATTACTTGGAGTGGCCACACGTTAGACAACATTCCCGAAGAATGGCAGGGGATGGTAAATCTCACCACCCCCTGCGGAAATTATCAAGGTGGTGGTCTTCAAACCTTGAAAGTGATTAATGAAGCAGCCGTTTACAAACTAGCTTTCCGAAGCAACAAGCCGGAAGCCGACAGGTTTGTCAACTGGGTGACCGGCACAGTGCTTCCCAGCATCCGACGCACCGGAAGCTATTCGGTAAGCGGCGAGCGTCCGGAAAGCACGAAACGTCTTCCGCTTCCCAAGTTCCGTCCGTACTTCGGCCAGTGGAAAGAAAACGTGAAGCCCTACATCAGCCGTGCGGAGCTTTGCCTTACAGCCGAGAAGCAGCGTGTCACGCTGGGGCATGTGCAGAAGGTGTATGCCGGAACCTCAATGAGTTATCCGGTTGCAAAATGCATCCAGGCTCTGGCAAAGAAAAACCGTCAGGAAGGGCGTACCTATCCGGAGAAGAAACCCGCTTACGAACAACTTTGCATCACGTGGGAGGAATGAAGCTATGAAAGAGCATAAGATTGATTATAAAGAGCTGGAGAGGATATTGGACGAGATGATAGCACACGCACAAACAGCCAAATCCGAATGTCGGAAAGAACACCCGGATTTGGTTACATTGTGCGACAACAGCATAGAGGAGATGTGGAATTTAGTCAGTGAGGCCGAAAGATGCATCTGTCCGCTCCACTGAACTGTCATAGATATATGCTTTCAATCCCGGATTCCAGATGTTGATACTACCGATTATAATGTCCAGTGCTTCTCTAAAAATAATGGTTTCATGAGAATGGGCTTTAAAACTGATCATGATATTTCGGGAGAGCACATCTCCTTTCCTTGCAGATTTAGCTTCCTTCACAATGGATGCATTAAAAGCTTTTGCAAGCGATTTGATCCGATTGGATTCGATAAGACAGGTATCATGCCTGTTAGACTCAACTACGACAGAGTAAAAAGACTCATAAACATATACAGTACTCATAATCAAAATAAAGTTAGTTTGTTTAGCATCGCTACAAATGTAGCAAAACCGTTCCGGTTCGTGAGGGATAGGGACGGACTTTTAACCGAATAATAACAACAAAAACAATAACGAAATGGCAGAAATATTAATGATGTACGGCGAACGCCGAAAGTTAGCTGAAAAGTTCAGCGTAAGTGAAGTAACAGTACGTGACGCACTGAAGTTTAGAACCCGAAGTAATGTGGCGAACATGATACGTAAGGCTGCTCTTGAAATGGGAGGTGTATTGAAAGGCGCAAGAACTCTTCGAGAGGTAATAGAGAAAGATGAAAACCAGTCAGAAAATCAGAATAAAGATGGGATATAACGGTAAATTATCAACACAAGGGATAAATATTCTGAAGAATATCTACTTGTCCAATCCTCTTATAGAATTTACAGAAATTCAAAGAAAATATAATCAGGAGGCAAAGAAATATGGTTTAAATCAAATTAAATCAAGTAGTACCGTGGCTAATTATCTGGTTAGAATTGGTGTATATGAAAAGTCATCAAGAAGAAGCAAAGAGGAATTTGACGGAATCAGAAGAATAAAAGCAAGCGGTGAACTTCAGAAAGAAATATCCTCAAAACTGAAAGTTACAACTCGTTCTGTTTTTTCAGCTCTGTCATACGTTACCAACAGCCCTACAGCAAGACTTATTCGTTCGTATGCTCTGAATCACGGAGCTAAGCTCTACGAGCTGAAGGAAATGGAGAACCCGTATGCCGAAGTAATCCAATTATAGACACCAACAAAAGCAACTCCATAGATATTCTTGCTATTCCGGTTCGTGAGAATAGGGATAGCTCAGAACTTAAAACATAAAATTATGAAACGAATCAATACTGCAACCATTTATTTGCTACTCATACTTGCAGCCGCAATCCTGAATCGCCTGACAGACGGTTCAATAAATCTAGTTATATCAATTACTCTTTGTCTGGCACTAATACCTGCCGCAATACGGATGGACAGAGAGGATAAGAAAGCACAGAAAAAGAAATGAATCATATCCGGCTTGCAGAACTTTACCATCAGGATAACAGTAAACTCTCTGACATAGGTATTCAATAGGTGGTAAAAAGAGGTGAAGCGGCTGCCGTCCGGGTTCAAGTCCCGGAGCCGGACTACAATCTTAACGAATTAATCATGGAAATGTACGGAAACACATTATGCGTCAGCTTTACGGAGCTTGTGGGGAGCGGACTTATCAGCCAGCCCACCTATAAGAAATACATTCGTGAAGGCAAGCTTACCCTCCTCCAGCGGGGAGGTAACGGACGCGAGGCACTGATTGCCTACCGCTCCATGCCGGAACGGCTCCGTACAGCATACGATGACACATTTAAGAATGCATACGAGGAAATGAAACAGCGTGAGCAGGAAAAGTACATCAACACACAGATTCGGTTCGATGCCGAGGCGGTACGCTTCTTCAAGGAGTTTGAACCGCGTATCGAGCCTGCCAGACAACTGGAATACATATTGAATGCTCAGGTGATGAACGAAATGGTGCGCACAGAAAAGGCACGAAAAGTAGAACATGCCAAAGGTGGTTTTACCCGACGCGCGGAGACATGGAGCAGCGTACAGATATGCTGTGAACGTCTGCGAGAGATTACAGGTCACACCCTGCCGAAGAATCCGGCCCGTCTTCGCGAAAAGTTCAATGCTTACAAGCGTGAGGGATATGTGGTGCTGGTTAGCGGTAATCTGGGTAACAGTGCGGCCCGCCGCATTGGTAAGGCCGAAGGTGCTCTTCTGCTGAAGCTTCGCCGGAGCAAGTTCCCGGTCTACACCGATATGCAGCTCTTTGAGGAATACAACCGTCAGGCGGTGCTTCGCGGGCTGAAGACCATCAAAAGTCCTACCACGATGCACACGTATCTGAACGATCCGGCGGTGATGGTATGGTGGTATGCCGCAGTAAATGGAGAAAGGGAATTCAAGAACAAGTATATGCCAACCTTCGATACAGTTCTTCCGTCCATGCCGAACTCACTGTGGTATTCAGACGGAACGAAGATAAACCTTTACTACCGTGCGTACGACGAACGTCAAAAGCGATGGGTGGCCCGCACAACGGATGTGTACGAAGTGATGGATGCCTGTACGGAACTGTTCCTTGGTTACTATATCGGTGACGGCGAGAACTTTTACAACCAGTACATGGCGTACCGCATGGCACTCCAGACCTGGAAGGTGAAGCCTTATGAGATTGTAACCGATAATCAGGGAGGACACAAGAAGCTGGCTTCGCAGGGATTCTTCAAGAAACTCTGTCACTTGCACAAGACCACGATGCCGCACAACGGTCAGTCCAAATCCATCGAGTCCGCTTTCGGACGATTCCAGCAGCAGGTACTTCACAAGCTTTACAACTTCACCGGACAGAACATTACGGCAAAGAAGTTGTCTAGCCGTGCGAACATCGACATGGTCATGTCAAACATCGACCGCCTGCCCACATTGGAGGAACTGAAACAGCAGTATGCCGACTGCCGCGAAGAATGGAACTCGATGCAGCATCCTACCAGTCCTACCGGCATGACTCGTTTGGAAATGCAGACAGCCATAGAGAACCCGCAGGCACAGGCACTGGATGAATACGAAGCACATGAAATCTTTATGCTCTTCTCTCAGGCTGCGGTGCAATACACCAAGGAAGGCTTCAACTTCCGCATGAACAAGCAGGAATACAGCTACATGGTGTATGGAGACAACGGGCTGGTAGATATGAACTTCCACCTTCAGAACGTGGGCCGTCAGTTCCTATATCGCTACGATCCAGAGGATATGACCCGCATCGAACTTTGGGCGGTGACTGACACGGGAGCTAAGTATGCGGCAATAGCTACACCGAAAGTCACCATTCACCGTGCCACTCAGGAACGAACCGACGAGGAAAACGCTTATCTGTTTGCGCAGCTGGATGCCAACCGCCGCACACGTGCAGCCATGCACATCGCACAAGAGGATCTGTTTATGGAGGAAGCCATGAGCGAGGCATACACCCAGCTCCGCATTCCGCGTCCGGTTGCGGTGAGCGAAAAGCAGCTTGACGGATACCGTGAGGAAATGAAGAAAGGCACACTGGAAGCTCCGGTACAGATGCCCGACACGGACATTCCGGAAGAGCCTGTACTGGCAGACGAACCGCTGACTTTCGCATCAGCCGGTGACTGGACAAAGAAAGTATCGAACACTACGTTCGATGAACTGGATAGTTTGGAAAAATTCTAACTGATTGATTAAACGATACTTAAATACCTATTAAACAATGAAAGGATTAACAACAGAAATGAAAGAACAGGTGCGCAGCGCACTGATTGCTTATTGTGAAAATTACCCGACCCGCAACCGTGCGGCAGAAAGTCTTCAGAGCGTAAGTGCAGCCACGGTGAGTCAGCTTTGTAACGGGAAATATGAACTGATCAGCGACGATATGTTTACACGTATCGCGGTTCAGATTGGATTTGCGTTTGATTCCTGGACGCTGCACGAGGGAAAGACTTTCAAGGAAATTACTTATGCGCTGACCGACGCACAGGCATACAAGAACGTGACTTGGGTGGTTGGTGATGCCGGATGCGGAAAGACTACGGCAGCCATCGAATACCGCCGCACGCACCGCAATGTGTTCTACATCCTCTGTTCGGAAGATATGCGCCGGAGCGACTTTGTGCGTGAGATAGCCAAGCAGGTAGGCGCACCTACCGACACGACTAACCTTCGTGACATGCTGGAGAATGCTATCAGCATGATTTCTTTCCTTGGGAACCCGCTGCTAGTGTTCGATGAGGGCGACAAGCTGACAGACAGTGTATTTAATTACTTTATCAGTATATACAATCGTCTTGAAGGACACTCAGGGATTGTATTCCTTAGCACGGACTATATCAAGCGCCGTATGGAATCTGGACTTCGATATAACAAGAAAGGTTACAAGGAAATCAACAGCCGCATCGGACGACGTTTCTTTGATGTTTCACCAACTGATCAGAATGACATCTACGCTATCTGTCAGGCCAACAACTTGACCGACCGTGCCGATATAGAAGAGGTGCTGAAGGATGCCAAGCGAAGCGACAACGACCTTCGCCGAGTGAAACGATGCATCCATCGCCAAAAGCGGATGATTGAAGCCCGCCTGAAGAAAGGAGGCAACAATGAATAGAGAGGAAACTACACCGCCCCCACGCAAGAAGTTTACTTTCGACCGCAACGCAAAAGGTGTCCGTGAGCTTCTGTCCATGAAATTCGATGTAATGCAGTTCGATGGTCCCTGGTATGATGCTTTTGGCACTCCGGAGCGCAGAGGAGTCTGGATTATCTGGGGAAACTCCGGTAGCGGAAAGACCAGTTTTGCCCTCCAGCTCTGTAAGTATTTGTGTCGGTTTGGCCGTGTGGCTTACGACAGCATGGAGGAAGGAGCCTGCCGCACCATGCAGGATGCCATCAGGCGTACAGGAATGATGGAAGTTAATAAGAAGTTCCTGCTTATCGATAACGAGGATATGGATGAACTCAGCATCCGACTTTGCCGACAGAAAAGCCCCGATATCGTGGTAATCGACTCTTTCCAGTACACCCGAATGACTTACCGACAGTACATCGACTTCAAGGAAAGACACAAGAGAAAGCTGCTCATTTTTATCAGCCATGCAGAAGGACAACTTCCCAACGGACGCGCTGCCAAAGGAGTGATGTACGATGCCAGCCTGAAAATCTATGTGGAAGGCTTCAGGGCATTTTCCAAGGGTCGGTTTATCGGTCCCGTCGGTTACTATGACATTGTGCCGGAGAAAGCCCGGCAATATCACGGAGAAGAATAATCTAACACATACAATCATGAAAACAACAATGAAAGAACGCCCCGTAACCCCGCAGCAGATCAAGGCACTGCAAGCCCAGTTTCACAAGATGGGGTTCAGTGAAGAAGACCGTCACGGGTTTATCAGCCAGTTTACTTCTGGCCGCACCGACAGCACTGCAGGGCTAACTAAAGAAGAAGCCGCACTGCTTCTTAGCCGCTTCAACAAGGAGTCAGCCGACCGCGTTCGCAAGGAGGCGCGTGCCCTAGTGAAACAGATATTCTCCCTTTCGTTTCGTATTTCCTGCCTGAACCGTAACTATACGAACGAAACACCGGAGGATTTTGAAATGAACAAAGCGAAGATAAACCAGTTCTGCCGCACACGCAGCAAATTCCGCAAGAACCTGACGGAAATGTCGCTGGCAGAACTAAAAGAAGTGAAACGACAGTTTGAGGCAATGGCCAGAAAGGAGGAATGATATGAGAAAGCAGTCAGAAATAAATCGGGCAATAGAGCACTTGAAGGCTTATACAGACGCAGCGAGCCGAATACAGGTGGAAGTGCTGGAAATGAAGCGCAGCGAGACATGGGTATTCAATCAGTATGTGCGCGACGTTCCGGAAGACGAACGGAACGAAACGCTATTCTATGCCGCACGGGACGCAGCCCAGTTCCTCGCAGGAAAGATCGGCCTCAGTTCTATCTGTCCGGATCTGGAAGATGAACCGGAAGAAGAGGAGGAGCAGGATGAAAATATTACGCTATCACGCAAGGAATACAATAATTTATTGAAACGTCTGGAGCGTGTAGAGAGAAAGCTTGGACTTAAATCACAGATTAATCGTATAAGCCGCAAACTGGTTTCGGAAGCCGATCCGGAGGACCTGATGTCGCAGGCTGATGCGTGCAGATACATCGGCTGCGGAAAGACTACCATAAAGCGATGGGCAGACAGAGGATTTCTGACCGGCTATAAGGACGGACAGCGGATATTCTATTCAAAAAAGGAAATTGATAAAAGTAAAGTTGTAAAAGAGCACCGCATAACGGTAGCAGAAAGGCAGGAGGAAAATGGAACAGACAATCGAACAAATCCAGAATGACATTATGAGCCGCATGCAGAAGTTTGACTTTGCCGATCAGGTATTCATTCTGCGGGAACTGGAAAATTTCTGCGGACAGCAGGCAGACGAAGCACTTAAGATGGAATATGATATGGCAGCAATGGAGGATATGAAAGATGAGTAACAGAAAGAAATATATTGTATGGAGAATTCTTTATTACTATCCAGACAAGCCAAGTAAAAGTATCCGCATATGTTGGCGGACAAACTCTATCACGAATTTAAGAAGGATAGTACAAGCCCTTAATCCAGATGCAAAAATACGTTTATGCTATACAGAATTTAAATAACAATTAAAACTTAATTAAGATGGCAAAAAGAACAAAGAAAACAGTAATCAGCGGAGTAAGCCGCGAACAGTACGAACAGGCATTTGCCGAATTCGCCATGGCCGATGCGAAAGCGCAGTCACTTATCGCTAAGATGGATCAGGAAATGACAAAGATCCGTGAGAAGTATGCCGACCAGCTGGCGGAACTGAACGAAACGAAAGACCGCTCATTCGAAGTGATGCAGACCTATGCAACTGAGAATAAGGACACGCTGTTCAGCAAAAAGAAAAGTCTGGAATCGGCACATGGCATTATCGGATTCCGAACAGGTAATCCGAAACTGAAAAATCTGAAGGGTTACACCTGGGCATCGGTTACCAACTTGGCTAAAGAATTCCTTCCTGAATATATCCGCACCACAGAAGAACTTGCAAAAGACAAGCTACTGGCTGACCGCGAAGTTCCTGAAGTAGCTGAATTATTCCCGAAAATCGGAGTAATTGTGGTGCAGGACGAATCTTTCTATGTGGAACCGAAAAAAGAAAGCGATGCGGTCCAAACGGCCTAAGTACAGTTATCTCCGTCGCGGTAATCTTTGGATTGTGTATCGTAATGAATACACGGATTCTACGTGTATAGGCACTCCCATTGCGGAGTGCCGTTCCAAAGAGGCAGCACGGGATAAGGTTTATCAACTTAATGGATGGAAGAAAAAGAATTATGGCTGAACTTACTTTTAAGACAAACATCCGGCGCGACAAATGGCCGCGCTGGATGAAAAAGCTGCACGAGTACATGACCCGTGTAACTCAGGACAGAGAGCTGGAACCAACCCGTGATGAATACCTTCGCCTGAAAATGATTATGGAAGGGTGTATAGAGAATCTGAAAGATGAGGAACACGCACGCCGGGCTTCCATTCGTGTATTGCTCGGAGAAGACAATAACCGGTTATCTCTGATAGTAATGCGAAGCAATCTGGTAATAACATCTTATTACATCGAATAATGAATAAACGTACACAAATCATTCTTTTCACAGCCTTTTCTGTCATTATAGGGCCGCTGATTATCCTTGGATTCATTCTGAATTTTACAGGAAAAATATTCGGAATACTTGGCTGGCTCTGCTGGATGGAACCACGAATGGCGCGGAAAGGATGGAATGAACTAATCAAAAAAATAAAAGACTCATGGAGCACGAATTAGGAGAAACGTTCACCTGGAACGGACATGCGCTCGAAGTAGTCGAGGTGAAAGACCCGGAAGACCCTTGCAACGGATGCTGGTTTTTTGAGCACGCCATAAGCTGCTACGGGAAAGGACTTGAATGTATGGACGATTCGAGAAGAGATCACACTAACGTAATATTTAAACAATCAACAAAAATAGAAGATTTATGATGCACAATTGGTTTACATGCAAAATCCGTTATGAGAAAACAATGGAAAACGGAATGCAGAAAAAAGTAACAGAACCCTATCTGGTAGACGCTCTCAGCTTCACAGAAGCCGAAAGCCGTATTATCGAAGAAATGACACCGTTTATCAGTGGTGAGTTTGAGGTGGCTGGAGTTGCAAAAGCTAATTACAATGAACTGTTCTCAAGTGAAGAAGAGTTTGCCGACCGCTGGTTCAAATGTAAACTCTGGTTTATTACACTGGATGAAAAGAGCGGAGCTGAAAAGCGTACTGCCAGCAACGTACTTGTACAAGCTTCCGACCTTCGCGACGCCATCAAGAAGCTGGACGAAGGCATGAAAGGAACTTTGGCAGACTATGTGATAGCTTCCGTATCGGAAACCGCCATTATGGACGTTTACCCCTACGAAGCAGAACCTGATGTAAAACCCGAATTTGAAAACGCAGATAAGAGATGAATACAGAGAAGACTTATATCCATCGCCGCGTATGCCTCTGCCGCCAGTGCGGAGGAACCGGCACAGTGACCGTGTATGCAGAAAAAGATTTGCAGCATCAGTACCCCGAACAGAAAGTGTGTCCGCAATGCCAGGGCAGCGGACGTATCTGGCTCAGCGGAACAGTAATCAAACAGATTGAACCCTATGCAGAACCAGAACCTTGATCTGTTCAAGCCTCGCAGGGTGGCGGCGAAAGTCCATTACAGCATAATCAGTCAGTTCATGTTCGTTTGGATCAAGCACAGCCGCCCATGCGACTTGAAGGTGCAGCGTTCGAAGCAGAGCCCCGAATACCTGGGCATCTGCTTCGATGTAGAAAATAACGACACTATCGACATGATGTGTGATTTAAAAACAAGTCTGAAAATTCAAATTGTTGATTTATGAAAAAGAAAGTATATATCTCTGTTCCGATAAGCGGGAAAGACATTACCGAAGTAAAACTTCATTTAGACCTTGTAAAAAATGGATTGGTAAGTAATGGATACGAGCCGGCAACTCCGTTCGACGTATCACCAGATTCCAACGCATCTTATGCGGAACACATGGGGCGAGACATTCAGGCTCTCTTGGAATGCGATGCAGTCTATTTCTGCCGTGGATGGCAAGATAGCAAAGGATGTCAGGCAGAATACGAAGTGGCGAAGATTTACGGTAAACAAATGGTTTTTGAATAATATGAGCGAAAAAGAACAAATAATGGATTTTATCGACCAGGTTCTTTCAGACTTTACCAATGAAGGAGCAATGGATGTTTTGGAAGATGTGAGGAGTGAAATAGACATTAGAATCGAATCATGCGAAGAAGGTACATACACAGTAACAAGTGATTAATTATGAACGCAAGAGACCAAAAGAAAGTATGTGATTCCGGCTTCGTTATACTCAGAGCCGGAGAAAGAAACGGGAAGCCAATTATCAAGGCGAAAAATTTGGATAATCCTGACTCATGGGTAACAATTAGAAGTGATTTTAAATCTAAAGCAGAGCGTGACCGGTACATGAAAGAGCTGCTGGAGAATGATTTCTACATTGAAGACTGACACAAAAATCCCCGACACCGAAAACCGATGCCGGGGATTGCTGTATATTATTCACCTGGTTCTCCAAGGAAATGACATATCGCTTCGTGCTGCAAGGGAGTCAGGCTTCGCTGCCCCTTATGGAAATGTAGTTCGGTAAGCCGTTGCTGTAAGTCTTCGTTCAACACTATCCAGCGGCGAAGCTGCGCTACGGCACTCCGGGCACTGGATTTAGGAAAATATTGCTGAGCCAGGTCTGTAAGGTATATCGCTTTCATAATAGGTAAAGATACAAATAAATTTTTTACTGCAAAAATTACCCCGCGGTAAACGTCCTGTTTCCGCGGGGTAATGAATCATTTTTCCGGCGGTAAATTATTCGCCTTCCAGCTCCTTGTACGATTTCACCTTCTTAAACTGAAGGTTCTCCAGCGCCAGCGTGCTTTGCAAGCCCAGTCCCGGTCGGAACTGAAGGTGTACCTGACGGATGTAGCTTTCGTTGAATTCGTCTGGGACATCTGCTCCGTTACTGCGTATCTGAGCCTGAAAAGTACCCAGATTCTCCAGTTTCACAATTTCCCCTTTGGCGATATGACGGTTAATCTGCTTGATCAGCGCACGGATCACGTTCAGCACGTCACCGTCCGTCAGAGTAGTACTATAAGCGATATCGTCAGCAAGTTCGTTGATGTCAACAGTTCCGCTTGCCTGTGCCTTGGCGTAGAATTTAGCTTCGCCTTCCAAATCTCCCGGTTTCTTGTATGCCGCAATAGAATAATTGATTGCCATGTGTTTGTCTTTTTTTAATGTTTGTAAAAATGTGGTTAACTTGTCATGACAGTACAAATCTATGGCAGTACAAGGCCATACTGTCGTAATAGCAGTTATTATGTGCGTGAATGGGATAATGTCCGCTTTTTTTTGTACTTTTGCGATAAAGTCAGCAGGATGATATGGTAAAGAACAGCCGTCAGAAAATAGTGGGAATGAGCTATGCTTTCCGCGTGCAGGAAATAGTACGCATTTACGATGAGCATGCACGGAGCGGGCTTTCGAACCGGGAAATCCTTCGTCGTTACATCTGGCCGAAATACCGCATCTGCGAAAAGACTTTCTATAACATTATCAACGCCAGTGCCGATCCGCGCGTGACGGAACGCATCGCCCAGGCAGAACGGCAGCTGACGCTTTTCTAATAGGTCTGTGTGACCTGACAGGTGAAATCGCTGATGTCTTCCACCAGCTCCTCGTGGTTATGGTTGGTGCTGCTGCCCGTGCGGCGGGTCATGCAGACAGATTCATTCCGGGCAGAGAGGAAGAAGTTGAACAAGTGCGCGTCAATCTTGTCCAGCAAATCAAAGCGTTTCAGCGATTCTTCCTGAAACATGCTTCCGTCCCTTGCACTTCCTTTCCATTTCGTGACCACATGCAGCCGGAACGGAACGTCTGCCTGCTGGGTGGTTCCTCCTAATGTGCGCCACTGTACGGGACGGAATTCGATAAACACAGCCGGGGTGTCGAACGGCTCTTCCTGTTCGATGAATTCCACCTGCTCGTTCCACAGGTCAATGTGCCGGATAAGCGGCTGTCCGCTTTCGTCTTTCAATTCTTTCAGAGCTTCGGTCAGGCCGAGATAAAGCATTCTTCTCATAGTGTGTCAAAGTTTTTAGCGTTATTGTAAAAGATTTCTTTCAGCAGTTTTTCCAGGTCGGGATGGTTGCCGATGAACTGCCGTCGGGGTATGGTGATTTTGCTGCCTGCCTTTTTCATGGCCATGGCGCGGTAGAACTCCGCTTCGGCGGTAAGGGCACGGTTTCGTTTGTTATTGCGCGGTGCGCCGTTTTTCTTCCGTTGCAGGTTGTTGCTGAATCCGTCGGCAGCCTTTCCTCCGGTTACGGTCTGATAGCGGTACCAGAAGTAAGCCTTCATCTTTCGTGTTACGGTGATGGTGCCTCCTTCGTTGTGTATCCGGGCATACGGTTCGGTGGTTTCAATCACCACACTGTCGCGGCTGGTGATGCGTCCCGTGATGCTACGTCGCAGGTTCCCGGTGCGGACGAGCAGCCCCCGGCTCTTGTCGTCGTTAAACTTGCGGCGTGCCCACTTCTGGTTGAAGAAGGCTTCGCGCTCAAAGTTCCGGTCAAACTCTTCCAATGCTTCCGTCCGTATATCCTTCAGCGTCTCCCTTACCAGTAGGTTGATGCGCCGCTGGAGGTCGTTTGTTATTTTTTTGCTTTCATTCATCAGATAAAGATTCTATCAATTCCTTTTCACGTTCAGAAAGAGAAAACCGGATAGTTTGTTTTTCCTTTTCAATACATTCGGCTTTTTTATTTTCTATGTCTAGGATGTATGCGTATTCTTTTTCGGTTTTAATGAGTTGTGCTATCCTGTTCGAGCAGAGGAATCCATTACCGTATATTGATTTTTTTGTGTGAATCTGGTCATCCAGCCTTCTTGTGTATGAAAGTTCAGCATGTGGTATGACAATGTCTTTTCCTCCTTTCAGCAATGAGGCAATAACAGACGTGGTAATCAAATTGTCAGGATAAGCATACTTGGGTTTTTTCAACTTTTTCGTTTGCTTATTTTGAACTTGAATTATACGCTCTCTAAGAGAAGATGCGCACATAATTCCACATCCTGAAAATGAGGGTATGTTAGTGACAAAATCGGTTAAAACTGTCGCGCCGTTTTCATACATGATATTGGCATTGGTAACAATGTATGTATGTTCAGGAGAATATGCTTCAAACAGTGTGAGATGCGGAGCAAACAGAAAGAATCTTATTCCTTTATCCTGAAACCATCTCTTTATATTCGCCAAAATAGAGAATGGAGGATTGTCTACCACCACGCATCCGTCCGGATAATCTGCTGCCTGATAATCTGCACCAGGCCAGAACGGGCGTACTATTTTCTGAGTGTTGTCTATATGTCCATTGTCTATAAGCCATCCTATTACTTCGTCATAAATGTAAGAAGGTGTGTAGCAATCATCTGTTGTTTTTTTAGGTTTGAATTTTTCAACAAATCCTTCGTAATCGTTGAACTTCGTCTCTTTTTTTGTCGTTGTCTTATTATTATCCATTATGCATTGTTTTTTAATGAATTAATCGTATCTTTGCAAGAGAGAGAGTGACTTGAGGTACTGGGTTGGATTGCAGATCCTTCACTAAAGGCTTCAGTCGCTCTCTTTTCTTTTTTTCAGCTTCTCCACGATGGAATAGAACTGACACTTCCCGTCCACCAGTTCCCTGATTACGGCAAAGGAATCCTCATCGGCTATACGGATGCGCAGGTAATGATATTTCATGACCATGGGATTTCCTTTTTCATCCGGGCGTTCCAATACGTGTTCGGCATCTTTCAGCAGATAAATCAGGTTGTAGACAGCTTCATTCTTTGCCCTTACATACTTGTGGGGCTGGTTCAATGCTTCCTTGATACCGTTTGAGGTAAATTCCACAGGGTTTTGTATTCCCTGCACCAGCACGGTTTTGCCGACCAGATTTTCTTTGGCCCACTGACGGACAGCTTTACGCTGTTCCTGCAACCGCTCTTTTCCGGCACGCATTTCCTGAAGCAGCCTGCACGCCTGGCATACCTCATTGTCCGGAATGTCGGCAGCCAGTTTCATCTTGTCTGGACGTACTTCGCACCGGTTACATTTGCGCAGTGTGTAGCCGTTGTATGCCGGGAAGGTTGTCATCCGCTTGCCGGGGTTGAACATGAACATTTCCTGATACTTTCCGGCGGTAGCCTGACTGCCCAGGTTCATAGCTTCCTGCTCGTTGCTCACGGGGTATTTGTCCTTGCGCACCTGTACCACGGTGCAGCGGCAGTTCCATCCGTTGGGCGGGAAATATTTGTCCCAGAACGGACTTTCGATGGGCAGGGTGATGTTATGCAGCATCCGGTGGGTACGTCGTACCCGTTTATCGTACATGGTCCGGTACTGGAGGTTATATCGGTCGCCTTCCTGCTCAAATTTCTTCCATCGTGCCGCCATCAGTGCGGAAGCCTGGGCGAAGTTGTATTCCGTACGCAGATACTGCACGTTGTAGGTGTCATACACCTTTTGAACATCATTTAAGAACTGATTAAACGGCTTGCGGTTTCCTTCCTCATCCAGCAGGGAGGGGAAAACCTCGTTCAATTCGTGGAAGGTCTTGATGCCGCTGAACACGTAGTTCGATTCCTTCAGGCGTTGCACGGATATATCGTCCAGCGGGACTTCCTTCAGGGCGGTGTCTACCGCTTCGTCCAGTACATCGGAATGGGTACGGATGAAACGCTGCACCTCTTCGGCAGTCAGGCTTTCGGGCGATACTTCTGCCTGCTGATAAAGCCATCCCATGAGCAGCATCCATCCGGCTTCCAGGGCGGGGAACTCTATTTCGTTTTCCATTCCGTTCTCTTCCCTATCCACTAGTTTCAAGATTTCGGCGTACCGCTGATGCAGCCCCTTATAATCGTCGGGGCTTAGTCGAAAAAAGGGTGTTCTCCTTCCGGCAATACCAGCTTCTGCTCTTCCTTTCCGGACTTCCGCTGTGCCGGTTTCCTGACTTCCGGAACCGCTACGGAGGACGTGTCCTTCTGCCGTTTCAGCGGGATGTTGTATTTGTCGACAAAGTATTTCGGTTCCACTTCGTAGTGCTCCAGCAGCAGACGTTCGTAGGCCACCTGCTGTTCGGGGGTATAATCTACCGACTCATCCCATGCGAATCGGAACCCTTTCAGCGGGAATCCGTGACGGATCATGCGGGGAATAAGCTGCCAGTTCACCAGATCACGAATAAGGTCAGCATCTTTCTGAATCAGGTTTTCCAGCATCTTGCGGTGCACCTCGCTCTGCGAAAGGCTAGCACCGTCTTCCATGGTCATGGTCACAGTAAGGATTCCTTTCGATATTTCCGAGTTACAGCGATCGATGCGTTTGTCGTACACATTGAACGCATCGGCACGGGTGCTTTCCTTCAGGTCGACGGTAGTTCCTTCGGGGAACAAGCCGTAAGCGGCTGCTCCCATGTCACGCAACATCCGTTCAATACGGTCGTATTCCTTCGGGTCGCGGCTGGTGGTAGTCGCCACTCGCAGCGGCATACCGAATATTTCTCCGAACATATCCCAGAACGAACACATGTTCTTTTTAGGAATGGTCTGCTGGGCGCATTTCAGATACAGGCCCAGATTATGCGTGCCTCCGGCTTCGATGCACCAGTCTTTCATCTCGCTGTTCCGGTAGTCGTAGCCCACCTGCCAGGTGTCGTTTTCGTGGGTGATGATGACTCCGTATTCGGGAATGACATGAGTACGGGGAATCAGACTTACCCGGTTGTAGGCCATCCGTCCGTCCACTTCCACCACGTCGCCCAGTTCAATAAGTGAATGACCGTAGTAATTGCTTTCCAGTGCCAGCCGCAGGAACTCCTTAAACCAGGGAGCTTCCAGCAGTTCCGTCAGTTCCGGATTCTCCACACCCTTCGCGTCGCAGAGCTTGAAACTCTTGTTCAGCACGAATCCCATGCGCTGCTGCACACATCCGGTCACGTGCAGGTCGGCATCCACATCGGTATAGAGGTTCAGCAGGCGTGTACGGTTGGGGTTGTCCACGTTGATGGCCATCTGCCATGCACGCCGCCAGTCGGCCAGGTCGCGCCGTGTCAGTGCTTCGGTAAGCAGCTGGAGCTTGACGCTCATTTCCTTGATGCGCCGTCTTTCGGCGGCATTCATCCGGTTGAGATATTCTATTTTCGGTTTCTTTGCCATAATCGTTACCAGATATAGTTGTTACGTTTGTCGGAGCCGTAGCGTATGCCGGCACCGGTCTGTTCTCCTTCCTCGCCCGTGGGTTGCAGTTCGGGCAGGTTCATGACCGCCTTGCCTGACTGAACCTTCTCCAGGTAGGCGATGGCGTTTTCAAACTGTTCCTTTCGGATTTCATACCCCATTTTCTGCGGCAGGCTGAGCACCATGAAGTAAAGTGCCAGGTCGGCCACCAGTCCCACGAGATCGAGGTTCCTTGCTTCGCCTTCGGCGGTGAAGGCTGCCTGCATGTCATAGCGTCCGTCCAGGTAGCTGGCTATCCGGTCCATGGCACGGCGTTCGGCCAGCAGACGGTTGTCGTCCGTAGCCTGCTGGATGATTCTCAGTGCATCGGCACTGACTTGTATGTAGTCTTGTTCGGTGATAAACATAATTACCAGGAATTTTTAGGAGGCCGCCTTACACCCAGTCGGGGTGTGAACGAAGCCTCACGGGTTTGTTTCTGTAATTTATAAATTGCTCCCTCACTGGCATCGGGGAAGTCATCGTGTGCACGGCTTCCCTGTTCGAAAGCCAGTGTTTGGTCGATTCCGGCCCGCATGTCGGGGTCTTCTTTCAGCTTCTCGTTATAAAAGAAGTAGCCACGTTCCCACAGTGGGCTGACGGCTTCCACACGGGCGAACTTGTCGGGCTTCTTCCGTTTGTCCGGCATGATGGGAAGCTGGTAGCCCCGTGCGTCGCCTTCACGCTGGAACTCGTCGAGGATGGTGTCCTGCATGAAGTTGGCTTCCATGTAGATACTGACCGCCGCATCCTCAGGCAGTAACTCGTAGACATCGTAGAGCCAGCGCACCATTTCGCCCACGCTGCACTGGCGGCAGAAGGCACGCAGCAGATGCAGTTCCCGGTGGGAGGCGGTTTTCAATCCACGCCTGGGACGACCTATCATGGCGGCGGCCTTGTAGTCGTTCTTTCCGGATGATTTCCACGAAGGGTCGATGTAGAGCACTATCTGCTCGTAGTATTTCAGTTTCAGCATCGGTCGCCAGCGTATCCACCGTTCCTGAAACACGGCTCCCTCGGTGATGGGATTATTCATGTATTCCTTCTGAAACGAGCGGTAGCCCATGAACTGTTCGCGGTCGCGCAGTTTCTCGATGGTGTAGAACTCCGGCCAGGCAGGATTCCCGTTGCGATCGATGGCGTTCACCTCAATGGTCTTTACGGTCGGCGTGTCAATGATTTTCTGCAATACGGAGTTTTTGGAAATCAGGTTACCCACCATGATGAAACGCCCGTCCTTGCCTCCGAAGCAGCCGAACAGGGCTTCCTTTATCCAGTTGGTCATTTCCCGTACACGGGCTTCGCTCCGGCACATCTCATCGTCGTCGAGGTCGTCCACCACGATGTAGTCCGGACGCATCTCCCGGAAACGCAGACCACGGGGCGACTGGCCACGGCCTCGGGAGAAAAAGGCGCACTGGTCTTTGGTGACAAATTCGCCTTCCTGCCACATGCCGCTGTTGTACTGTTCGCCAAAGTCCCGGATGATGTACTGGTTGTATTGCAGTTCTGCCTGAAGGTCGCCCAGCAGGCCGTCGGCGCTGTCTTCACTCTTGCCCACCAGTACCATGACATGCAGCTCACTCCGGAACTTCAGCCAAAGCGGGATGCCGATGTCCAGGTGTACTGACTTGGCATGACCGCGTGGCCACTTACAGACCAGCCGCAGTTCCGGATGTGCGGCGATGTAACGTGCTGCTTCGTTATGGAACCGGGCATTCGGGCACTGGCAGTAGTGCGAAAGGTAGCGCTGGCAGAAACAGTCGTAATCCTTCAGGGCACGGGCGATGTTCCGCTTGCGTTCTGCTTCGGTTTCCACCCGTTCCTGCGAGGTCATCCGTTCCACCCGCTTGCAGTGTTCCTGCCATCGTTTCAGGGCTTCTTTCTTTTCCTGCTCTGTCATACTTAGCCTCCTTTCTGGGCGAAGAGTTCATTCAGGTAATCGTTGTGCAGCTGGTTCACGAGCTGGAACAGTTCGTTGGTCAGCTGGGGATATTCATCCCGGTGTGCGGCCAGCCAGTTCTCAAAGTCAATCATCGTGTCGATACGGTCTACCACGCTGGCCTTCTTCTCCAGCTTTTCGATGGCGGTGGCCGTCTTGATTAGCTTGTCGCCCAGGCTGGCCAGCATATCCTCATTTCCCGGCTCGTTCGCCTTGTCGAGCAGGGAGTTGATGGAAGACAGCAGCTTGTTCACCAGTTCCGGACGGGTGATGCTGCGTGCCGCCTTCATTTCTTTCCAGCCCAAGGTATTGATCCACCGGCTGAGTGTCTGACGGCTCACTTCTACTTTCTGAAGAATCTCTTCCTGCGAAAGTCCGCTCATGTAGAGCACCCGTGCCAGTTCCTGTTTTGTGTCGTTTTTAGCCATGTTTTACCTTGTATTTAATATTCGTTTAAGGCAAAGTTCATCCATTTTCGTGCATTCAGGAAAAAGGGATGCAAGCGTTACAGAGAACAGTGTACAGGTTACGCACTTCCTTGCAACCGTTACACACTTTTTTGCCCGGACGGGAAAGGCGGAGTAAGTTTGCGTAAAACAATCGGAAAAATGGCAAAACGAATCAGAATATCGAACGAAACGCTGAACTGCTACGGCACGTGGATCCGTACCGAAGGCATCGACCTGACGCAGTTTAACCGGAATCCCGTACTGCTCTGGATGCACCAGCGGGGCGTGGTAATAGGAATGATCAAGGACATACGCGTAGCGGATGGAGAAGTGACCGGCGAACCCTGGTTTGATGAGGTACGCGAAGAATCGCGTCTGGCAAAGCAGCAATGGGAAAAGGGCACGCTACGTATGGGTTCGCCCAACTTCGAGATACTGGAAACAAGCGAAGACGCTGCCTTGCTGAAACCCGGACAAACCCGTCCTACCGTAACCCGTTGCAAGCTGATGGAATACAGCATGGTGGACATCGGCGGAAACGATGACAACATCCGGCTCTCTTACGAGGGACGGGAACTCAGGCTGGATGCAGGAGGCGGATGCGACCTGCCACTATTGAAGGAAAGCTTTAATGAAAACCAAACATTACAGACAATGAACGAACAACTGAAAACCATCGCCCTGATGCTGGGGCTGGCGGACACCGCCACACTGCCGGAAGTGCAGAAACAGATTAATGTGTTGCTCGGCTACCAGACGGCCAACGCGACGCTGCGTACCGATAAGGAGAAGCTGGAAAAGGAACTGGACACCTTGCGCCTGGCTGGTATTACCCAGCTGGTGGATGAGGCCGTAACTTCCGGAAAGATTGAAGCAGGGAAGAAAGCGCACTTTATCGAGCTGGGAAAGAAGGTAGGCCAGGAAAGCCTGAAACTGACCTTCGAGGCCATGCACGGCACGGTCAAGCCGTCGATGATGCTGAACCGCAGTACTTCGCAGGCGGCAGGCGACTGGAAGAAACTGAGCGAAGTTCCGGCAGAGGAACTGAAACTGATGCGAAAGAACGATCCGCAGCAGTACCGCAGGCTGTACAAGGCTGAATACGGTGTGGACTGTCCGGAACTTAACTGATTGTTGAACACAAATTAAAACACGAACATGAGAAAAGAAATCGTAAAATTCGTAACCGGCACACTGGTGAATGTGCTGATGAGTATCGTTATCCTCTTTCTGCTTGGAGTACCGGGCGCAGGATTCTGGGGACTGATTGTGGGCGTGGTGCTTCCGATGGCACTGGGCAAGTTCCTTCCGAAAGGTGCCGCCCTGGAAGGTGTCTATACCGAAGTGTGGACGGGCGAGCTGGTGAAGCAACTCCGCGGAGGAATGACCGCCTCCTGGCTGGACGGAGTATCGGATTATTCGGCTGCGGTGAACAACGAAGTGGTGCATCTGGTAGATGTGGGCGGAGATCCGGATGTGCTGATTAACAACACTACGTATCCCATCGCCGCACAGGAACTGGAGGACGGGGATATCGCACTAGGCCTTGACAAGTTCCAGACCAAAAAGACAGCCGTATCGGACGACCAGCTCTTTGCTATCTCTTACGACAAGATGGGAAGCGTGATTGAGCGTCACGGAGATGCCATCACTATCGCCAAATTCAAGAAAGCGGCTCATGCACTGGCTCCGAACAGCAATACAGCGAAAACTCCGGTAGTGCCTACTTCCGGCGAAGATGACAACGGACGTAAGAAATGTACCCGCAAGGACATCATCGCTCTGAAACGCAAGCTGGATGCCTTGCAGATTCCCACAGCAGGCCGCCGGTTGGTACTCTGCTCGGATCACGTGAACGACCTGCTGGAAGACGACCAGAAGTTCCGCGACCAGTATTATAACTACACAACCGGAAAGATTGCCAACATGTACGGCTTCGAGGTGTATGAATTCGAGAACTGTCCGTACTTCACCAAGGAAGGCACAAAAGTTCCGTTCAAGAACTCGCCTTCGGGAACCGACCATCAGGCATCCTTCTGTTTCTACACCAAGCGTGTGTTCCGTGCACAGGGAAGCACCAAGATGTATTACCGCGACGCACAGACCAACCCGGACTACCAACAGAACGAAGTGAACTTCCGCCACTACTACATCGTACTTCCGAAGAAGATGGAGGCTATCGGTGCTATCTACAGTTACGACGGAGCGACCGCACAGACATCCGACCAGGAAGTGGAAGCAGACAAGAACTGGGCTACTGTACGCCGTGAAGCTGAAGCCGCAAAAATGGCTATGGCTATGTCTGAAGGAGGAGAAAAAGGTGTAAACGGTCTGGAAGAAAAGTTGCAGGAAGATCCGGCAGCCGGTGAAGAACTTGAAGCATAAGGAGGATAAGTCATGAAACACTTTACAATGGGTGAACTTTGTGCCAGCACAACCGCTGATGCTCATGGGATCAAGAATACACCGCCTCTTCAGGAGGCGGGTAATCTGAAAGCCCTGGCCGACAACGTGCTTGACCCGCTCCGCGAATGGTACGGAAAACCGATTACAGTCAATTCAGGGTACCGCTGTCCGCAACTGAACCGGCTGGTAGGAGGAACATCAAGCAGCCAGCATCTGAAAGGAGAAGCTGCCGATATTACGGCAGGAAGCAAAGAAGAAAACCGGAAACTCTTTGAGTACATTAAAGGCCATCTTCCTTTTGATCAGCTGATCGATGAAAAGAATTATTCCTGGGTGCATGTGTCTTACAAGCGCGACGGGAATAACAGGAAACAGACATTGAAACTTTAAAGCACAATAAAATGAAACGGATTATCTTATTTTTCAGCCTGTGCCTGATTACACTGGCTTCTTTTGCGCAGACCGTACTTCCGGCTGCTGAACCTGAAACATCGTTCCTTATCGACCTGGGTAGCTTTACCGGAATCGTAGCCCTGGTTTCTACCTTGGTGACACAGATTCTGAAAGTTGTTCCGGCTATCTCCGCAAGCAAGCTGGCCAAGATTTTGATTTCGTGCGGTGTGGGCATGGTGGTATGTATCCTTGCCTGGCTGTTGCAACTTACTCCGCTACTTGCCGGCTATGTCTGGTGGCAGGTGTTAATCTATGGACTGGCAGCGGGACTCAGTGGATGCGGATTCTATGATGTGATTAAGGCTATCGGGGGATTGTTTAAAAAAGAGTAGATCATTATGGATTGGACCCTGCTACAGTCGCTATGGGACTGGCTGCTTCCTGCCGGCTGGTTGGCAACAGCCATTGCCTGGTGGCGTGACAGGAAGGTGTATCAAGTCCGCGCAGTGAAAGAAACCGAAGGCACATACAAGACACTATACGATGATCTGAGTGCCACGGTATTGGAACTTAGTAAACAACTACGAAAACAAAACGAACGGAATATCAATCATGAAACGGCTTTACGAAAACTGCATACTTGCAAGTATGCTGACCGCTGTCCTGTCATTATCTTCTTGCGCCAGCAGCAGAAAGGCCAGCTCGGAAACCGTCCGCTCGGACAGCCTCCGAATGAGCGTAACCGAGCAAACAACTTACGGGCCGGTCCCGAAGAGGACGGCGACCTGCTCGGTGAGTGCGGAGCAGTGGCTGAACCTGAGTAAGCTTCCTGCCGGATTCGGGCTGAGCTATCGGAACGACGGTCTGAGTATTGACATACAGGCAGACGGAGAAGGTGGCGTGAACGTCACGGCTACAGCCGACAGTACAGGAAGACAGGTAACCGTAACGCGTACGGAAACCGACCACCGCATACGCGATGAAACTGTGAACAATGAATTGAAGGAAACACGCCCTGGAGTGCAGGGATGGCTGACAGGAACAGCCCTGACCCTGCTGGGGATTTTCCTTATCTGGCAACTGATTAAATACTATTTAAGCAAACATTAAAAACGATAAGATTATGGCAGATACAAGCAACGGACTGATGTATGGTGTAGCAGCCGTCCAGTTCAAGGCTGCGGGTGCAGAAGGACAGGAAAAAACACTGGGCTGGCTGGATGAAAACGGGATGCAGCCGGCAGGAAACGCACCTACCTTTATGGATATTATGGCTGCACAGATAACAGACGGACCGGTGGATAGCATCATGACCAATCCGGGAAGTGACGCATTCACGATGAACCTTATTCAACTGAATGCGCAGAGCATGGTCGATGTGTTCGGTGGAAAAGCGGAAGCTGACGGTTCTTATACACCACCTACAAAAAAGGTAGCTAGTGGCGTACTGACCATCTCCATGCATTCCGGACATAGTTTTCGTGTTTTCAACGCTCGATTGAGCTGTAACGGTTTCCAGAACGGAATCAACATGCAAAATGTGCTGGCAATGGGTATCCGTGTGGATATTCTGAAACCGACAGACGGCAAGGAAAGACGATACCGCATCTATCCTCCCGGAGTGAAACCTGATACCGCAGACTCAACCGCAGACGCAGCAGCAGGATAAGTATGAAGGCACAGGATATAGAACTGCTGGCAGGCATCTCCCTCAGTGACGGGGGAATCAGCCTGCCGCTTCATACGGTACTGCGGAAACGTCCGTTCCGCATCACGATGAAGACACCTACCACACGCAGCCTGATACGTATCAGTAAGCGTTATCTCCGAATCGGCGTGACTCCGGAAGAATACGACGAATACAACCTGGATCAGCGAATCCGATTTGTCTTCCTGCATGGAAAGGATATCAGCAGGATAGTGGCATACGGCATTGTTCGAGGCCCGGTACTGGGGAGGTTACTTAACCGTCCGGTGGCCTGGTTGCTACGGGAACTGATGACACCCGATGAACTTTCCTCCGCCTGGCGGCAAATACTGAGCAGTACATCTACCACGTCTTTCGGGATTATTATCGCATCGGCAGCAGCACTGAACAAGATGCAGCCCTTAGCGAGCCGGAACGAAAGCGCAAGCGACAGGAGGAGTTAAAGAAGGGACATACGGAACCTTCGCATAGCCTTTTCGGCGTGATAGGTCAGCTGGCTACGGAAACAGGTTGGAGCATAGACTACGTTCTGGACAAAGTGAATGTAGTAACCCTGCAAATGATGATGGCAGACATGCCGCACTGGGTTTCTCCGCAGAAGCCGGATATGATGCAGCAGATTCGTGAAATGGAGGAACGGGAGAAACAAAGAAACAGTCACACACAAACAGATAACACGAACACGACAAAGGGAATGAACCCGATGGAGTTCTTTACCCATTATGCAATAAAAGATTAAGGATATGGCAGTACCTGTTGAACTTGAAATATTCATGAAAGACCTTACCAAAGCCGGACTACAGAGCGTGGGTAAGAATGTGGATGATGTGGAAAATCAGACTCTGCAACTGATTGAAGCATTGAAGCAGGTACGTGCCGAACAACTTAAGCAGCTTGAAGCGAACAAGCAAGCCGGGAAAAGCTATACGCAGGAAGCTGCCAACGTACAGGCTTTGACCGGACAGATTAATGTACTGAAGGCAGGTCTGAAAGACTTGCAGAAGACAAAAGAAGAAACCGAAAAAACGCAGACCATTGACATCGACACCGAAGCCGTAACCCGTAAGACTAACAACCTGAAGATGCAGTTCAGCCAGGTAGCAAGAGAGCTGCCATCGCTCGCCATGGGACCGCAGATGTTTATCCTGGCAATTTCCAACAACCTGCCGATGCTGTCCGATGCCATTGCGGATGTACGCAAGCAGAACGAGCTTCTTGCCGCATCAGGTCAGAAAGGTGTGCCGGTATGGAAACAGCTGGCTGGTGCAGTATTCAGCTGGCAGACGGCACTTGTGGCGGCTATATCTTTGGGAATAGTGTATGGCAAGGAAATTGGGAACTGGGTATCTTCTTTATTTAAGGCGAAAAAGGAGCTTATTGATACTCAGAAAATTCAGAATGAATTAAATAAAGTTCAAGTAGAAGGAGGAAAGTCTGCGGCTGAAGAAGCGGCCAAACTTAAAATACTTTATACAGCCAGTCAGGATACATCTAAATCAATGAAGGAAAGAAATAAAGCTGTCGACGAACTACAGAAAATGTATCCTTCTTATTTCGGGAAGTTAAGTAACGAGGAAATTTTGGCTGGTAAGGCATCAGATGCTTATGATCGTCTTACAAAATCAATTATATCATCTGCTAAGGCAAGAGCGGCCATGAGCAAAATGGTGGATGAACAAGGGAAGATACTGGAAAATGAACAAAAGATAAATGATGCGTACTCCAGATTAGATCCTCTTTTACCAAAACTTGAAGCGGCAGAAAAGAAATTAAATATAGCAAAAACGTCTGCAAGTCTGAATGCAGGAAAACTTTCAACTTCCGGAACTAGAAATCTTTCAGCCGGAGGAAATGTCGCGGTTCAGCAGGCTCAATCAGACTATGACCAGTTAAAGAAAGAAACGGATGCTATTTACGAAGAAATTGCAGGATACCGTGCAGCCATATATGAATCGAACAGGATTTCTAAGGAATTGGAAAAAAGCATTAAGGTAGATGACATTGTTACAGAGGAAAAAGGTAGTGGTACAGGTTCCGGAAAAACCGACTACGCTTCCCAGCTGGCGGATGCCCGTGTAAAAGCTCAGCAAACTACAGAGAAACTGCGTCTGCAAATCATGCAGGAAGGAATCGCCAAGCGCAAGGCACTGGCTAAGCAAGAATACGATGAGCAGCTTGCCGACATCGACAAGCAGGAACGGGACACAATCGCTAAAATGGATCAGGCTCGCAAGCAAGGTGACAACATCCCGCAGAGCCAGTATGATGACGTGAAAGCAGAAGCGAACGAACAAAGGCTTTTAGCGGAAAAAATATTAGCGGAAAAGATATATCAGATCAATAAAGAATATCTTGACAAAACACTGGACGCTGAAATAGAGTACAATAAGCAATATGGAACCTGGCAGGAAAAAAGAGAAGCTGTAGCTTTGGAGTATACAAAAAAAATAGCCTTGGCGCAGACTGAAGCCGAAAAGAAACTTTTAAAAGAAAAAGGGAAAGAAGCTGTTGCTGCCGTAGATTTTGAGGAATTTAAAGAAAACATCAATTGGGAATTAATTTTCGGTAATCTTGATCAGGTCGCAAAACAAGAGTTGCAGAAATTACGTACACAACTAGAAAAATTCCGTCAGTCTCCGGAGTATAAAAATATGGCGATTGATGAACGTAAGGTTTTGGATGAAGCTTTAAATGAAATCCAGCAGAACATAATTGAGAAAGGTGGGCTATTGGGGAATTTGCCGGAACAGTTACAGATATTGGCAGATGCACAGATTGAACTGGAAAAAGCGCAGTCGGAATACAATAAATCCCTTATTTTAGGAACAGAAGCAGAGAAAGAAGCGGCTCTGAAGAAAAAAAATCAAGCTCAGGCTAATGTCATCAACGCTCAGGCTAATGTTAACGCAGCTGCTGATCAGGCTGGACAAAGATTCTCTAAAGTTACAGACAGTATGATTCGACTTAGCGAAGCTGGAAGTGACCTCTCCCAACTAGGAAGTTCTATCGGGACATTGATAGATGCGTTTTCCGATGCCGATTCGAAAATAGGTGGTATAGTAGGTTCTATTATCGGAGTTTTAGAGCAGTTGGGGAATCAGGGAATATCTGGCTTTGTCGGAGGTATATTGGAGAATGTCGGTAATCTGGCCGGACATATGTGGGATACAATTGGAAGTTTTTTTGGAGTAAAAGGACTTGGAGGTATTTTTTACGGCGCGGATTATTCTGAATATGAAAATATGAAATCTCAATATGAAACCTTGTCGGACATTTGGGATGAGTTGATAGACAAGAAACAACAATATATTGATATCAGTTATGGAGAAGAAGCGGAAAAAGCTTATCAGGAATCAGTTAACCTGCTGAATCAGAAAATGCAACAGGCATATGCTCTTGCTGATGCCCGTAAATCTGCCGGCAGCAGTTTAGGCTCTCATTCCATCGCGTATCGGCAAAATAGAGATTTGGGTGGATATGCCACAGAATTGTATAAGTATGTCAATCAGAATGGCAATTATGATGATATAACGAACGCTTTGTTAGGAGCGTCAGCTGATCAGTTACGTAATGTCCGTGATAATATGTGGGCATTTTGGGCTGGACTGGATTCTGAATTTCGTAATGCCTTGGAACAGATTATCGCTTGTGATGACCAAATTGATGATTTGGGTGATAAGATGAATGAAGTGATGACAGGTGTTGATTTCAGCAGCTTCCAAAATAGCTTTGTAGATATGCTGAATGATCTGGATTCTACCAACCAGGATTTTGCTGACAACTTTGAAAAGTATTTGCAAAATGCAGTATTCTCGTCACTTGTCGCAAACAAATATAAGTCAAGGATTGAAGCTTTATACAAAGATTGGACCGAAAAAGCGGATGGTGGCTTAACTACTGATGAAGTAGATAAGCTCAGACAAGATTATCAGAATATAATAAACGATATGTTGGCAGAACGGGAGCAGATTATGAACAGTTTCGGCTGGGAAAGCTCATCCTCCGGTAGTAGCCAGTCGCCCAGCAGCGGTGCACTGACTACAATGAGTCAGGACAGCATATCTACCTTTGAGGCAATAGGAAGAAACATGCAGACGCATCTGGCCAATACGGACAAATTCGTGCAGGAAATCCGTAATGCCCAGAAGCAGGATAGCCAGACGCTGGCAACCATAGCATCGCATACGGCATACATTGTGCTGATATACGACTTGATGGAAGACTTGAAGTTGAACGGAATACAGTTGAAATAATATGGACTTGACAGGATATCTTACAATCAACGAAACGGACGTGTGGACGGAATACGGTGCCTTCCTTGGCGAAACGGAAACAGGCGGTCACGTGAACATGGACGCTTTGCTCCGTATGCCTAAGGCGAAGGACATTACCACAGTAGACTTCCGCGAACGGAACGGAGTAGAGTTGCCTCAGAACCCGAACGTAAAGCTAAGTAGCATCGAACGTACCTTGCAGTTCTGGCTTCGCGGAAACTCCGCAGCCGACCGACTGGAGAAATACCAGCGTATGATGACGCTGATCACGTCGGGTATGCTGTCTGTTGCTGTTAAGAATTACAGAACTTACAATATGGTATATCAGGATATGCCATCCGAACCGGACTGGTACGAGAGTTACGAAGGCGACCGGTTTTATGTGCTGTTCTCCGTAAAGTTTCTGGAACCGCAGCCTTCCGTTTAGAAATTGATTAAATATAGATTAAATGACGATAAAATGGAACTGAAAATATACGATAAAGCAAATAACCTTCGACTGACAGCCAGCCCGAACACTTCTTCTTCTGTCACTGAAGAGGTTGGTGGAGAATGTAGTGTATCTGCATCATTCACACACACGGAATACATTCCGTTGGATGTAGATGATTACATCGAGCTGGAAGGTGTGCGTTATAAAGTTAAGTCCCGTTATCGCCCGAAACAAAAGAACACACAGACTTACGAATACAGCGTGAAGTTCTATGCGCCGATACACGATGCGGAAGACACGCTGATGCTGTTCCAGGAAGGAGGAACTACTTCTGAATTTAGTTATGACGGTGGCCCGCGCGAACACCTTCAGCTTTGGATTGATAACATGAACCGCCGTGCCGATGCAAATCTATGGAGTATCGGAACGGTAATTGTAGCCGATAATAAGACTATTGACTACCGGAATGTAAAGTGCTGGGATGCGGCTTTCGGTAGCAACGGCATCGCCGCCACATTCGAAACGGAAATGTGGGCGGACGGTTATGTGATAAATCTCTGTAAGGCTGAACGCGGCGAAATGGTAGAACTGGGATATCTTCAGGGGCTTACCAACCTGGCACAGGAAGATAACGGAGAAGTGAAGTTCTTTACCCGTCTGTTCCCTCTTGGTTCTACGAGAAACATAAATGCAACCAAGTACGGATATTCCCGTCTGCAACTTCCTGACCGCTCTTTATATGTAGATAAAAACGTGGACCTGTATGGTGTGAAGGAAGAAACGGAAGAAACAGCCTTCTCAGAGATATTCCCAAAATACATTGGTATAGTTTCTTCTGTGCGCTCAGAAGAAAAAGAGAATGAGGAAGGACGAAAGTACACCGTATATTACTTCAAGGACAACGGTATGACCTGGAATCCGAAAGACTACGAGATCCCGGATCTGGACTACATGCTGAAATTCCAAACAGGCGAATTGGCAGGCCGTGGAACTGACGGCTCTTTCCAGGCTGCGTGGCACGAAGACACAAGGGAATGGGAAATCATAAATGTATATCCGGACGAAATGACCCAGATTCCGGGTGGTGCAATTATCCCGCAACCGGGTGATCAATACATTCCCTGGAACTTCGCCATGCCGCAGGAATACATCACCGAGGCAGAACAGGAATACAAGCAGGCTGTAGATGATTATCTTAATACTTACAGTTTCGATCCGAACAAGTACACCGGAACTACTGACCGAAATTATATTGAAAAGAATAATACTACGCTCCGTATCGGATGGAACGTGCGTCTGCTGTCAGAACAGTATTTCGGATCCACCGGAGGATATAAGGATACACGTATTACCAAGGTGCAGCGCAAGCTGAATGACTTGTGCCAGGCTACGATTACCTGCTCCGATGAGGTGGGTACGGGATGGAAGTCTTCTGTAGATAACTCTTTGGATTCATTAAGGTATGAGGTGGCCAGACAAGCAGAACAATATGTGTATGATATAATCAAATCTTTTGAGACAAAAACTCCTAGTGACAATAATGTCTTTTCTGCATTAAAGTCATTGAAAACACTTCTTCGTAAAGACCAGTCAGACGGCACTAACTTCTTATTGAAATTCGGCGAGTTTATCGACAGCATGATTGCCGGTAAAGGTGCCGGGATATTCCCGGACGGCCGCGGGCAGTTCGAGAAACTGGAAGTGCGCAGCGCAATGATTGTGAAGGAACTTATCTACAATCGGTGGTTTTCTCAGGAAGGCAACGTCACTTACTCCGAGGCAGGAACTATCGAACGGTTTGAACTTCTGTCGGACGGTACGTATGACCTGTATCTTCGTCGTCGCTGGGAGAATGATATCACAGCATTCAAAGCTCAGGACGTAAGTTATGGTTCGGTGAATAATCTTAACTCAACCGGAGAATATTATGATAGCTGGTTTCGTGTCCTTAGTGTCATGCAGGCAGAAAACAAACTGAATGTCGTGCTCTATCCGGATGAAGAGGTCCCGGGAGGGAAAAACTATGAACCCGCTGTCGGCATGGTGATTACCCGTAGAGGTAACGCTGTAGATGAGGAGCGTCAGGGATTTTGGTACATATCCAGCTATGAAGGCTGTATCTGCATGCTTGACGGTGTCACGAAACCTATACTCGAAGAATCAAACTATAGCATCATTATTGGTAAGCTGAAGAGGTTGGAACTGTTCGATAACTTGCCAATCAATTACCGACAGAGTTATGTATATTGTCGTGGTATTGCCATACAGGACTTGATGCGAATTAACTATCAGGGTGTGGTTGTCGTACAACTCAATGACCGTGGCTTTTGGTCATTGGAGGTAGCTCAGAGTGATACTCCTTATACGGCTGGAAAAGAAACGGTAGATACTGTCTGGCATTACGGCTGTCGTTGGAAATGCCTTGTCACAGGGACGACTGACGAACCTCGCTATGCCAGCACCGGCTGGGCGATGATTGAGGGGAATCCGGCATTTACTATTGACATTGAAAGCGAAAACGGTTGGCAGTTTGACGGGAGTCAGCTTCAGGAAGAAGTAGTATTTACGACTTTAACCGTAACCGGACAACTTTACAACCGTGACGTGACAGACAGCATACTTAATACGGATGTAACCTGGACACGTGACACGGGCAACGTATCTGAGGATAATGCATGGGCGATCAAAAGAGCTGATGCGGGAAAGACTCTTACACTAACACCGGACGATTTGGAAGCTGAATTTGGAAGGACTAAAATGGTATGTTCATTCAAGGCTACGGCTTTACTTCGTGACGGTCAGCAGACAGAAATAGCAGAACAAACAATAACATTCTAAATCATTATGATATGGTGGAAAGAATTTGTAAAAATACAATAAGAACAGATGCTAACGGTAATGTTATAAGGAGCTTTTTAAATAGCTTATATCTTGTCATTTTCGAATCTAACGGAAAGGAATATGTTCGAGGTGTATCAGGTGAGACCTTTTTAAGTGATTCTGATATTGCCGAAAAAATTGGGGAAGTATATGGATTTTCAGAATATAATCTGATACAAATTATCGTGCTATAATATGGGAATAAAAAGTAAAACAAAAAGATTGGATGTCAACTACACACCTCTTCAGATTAGTGGAAGTATAGAGGTTGTTGGTAGTGTTCCGGCACGGCAGGTATACAGTGCGGACAATAAGGAATATACACCTGATTATTATCTTACACCTCTGGTACTGTTCCCGCGATGTAACGCTACCGATCCTAATTCGTATATTAAGAGTGGTTCAGTGAACGCATCCCTTACTAATATGAAGTGGTATCAGATAGTCGGAACCCAGCGCACATTAATTAGTTCGGAAAATATCGACTACGAGATAACCACAGAGGGAGATTCTAAGGGACAAATTAAGGTAAAACGTAATCCTCCAGCTGCTTCATCGCTGGCTTTTGAATTTTACGCAGAATACGTAGACACACGTACCAATCAGGTCTATGTATTTCGCATGAGTACGGTAATTGCCGTATCGGACGCAACACTCCCGGCACCAATTCTTAAGCTCGACAGTCCTGCAACCGTGGCGTGGAATCCGTTACGCAATCCGTTGACACGTAAGATAACCGCATCCGTGTTTGCTGGTGAATCTGACATAGCCTCAGACAAGCAGAAATGCAAGTTTTTCTGGTTCCGCATGAACGAAGGTAGTCTGGAACCTATTACTGATGGAAACGGTGACAATGACTGGGAAGTTGAAGCAATAGACCACAATACTCTTACGATCAATCAGGATTATATCGGTGATGAACAAACGTACGTCTGCAAGTTAGGGTATTCGGCAGATGGCAGTTTACCTTCTGCTCCTCCTGACGATGCGCCCACGGCAACAACTACCATCCGGAGACGCATACCTGAAGTGGAAGTCGACTGGAAAGGCGCACCCGCGCAGGTTGCCGGAGGAACGGAGAAAATTACGCTGGAAGCGTTCGTTACCGACGGAATGGGTGTTGTCCCGAATCCGGAAGAATGGCTAAGATTTCTCTGGAATGTCAAATCACCGTATTCACAGAGTTACAGTAAGCAGGCTGAGGGCATCAAACCAACGATTACATTCATTCCCGGTATGATGCTGCAAGTTGAGGTCGAGGATCGTGGCCCGCAGGCTATACTTGTAGATGATACGGACGGTTCTGTATTGCAGGATGCTGACGGGAATGTACTTTTTGACAGAATTAACAATTAATCTATACGACTATGGCATTTTATATTAAAGTGACAAAACAGGTAGCAGATAAGATGGGGCTTACAGCTATACGTAACATGACGGCAGACGGAAACGTGCTGTTGTGGCAGGCTGACTTGAACCGGATTGAAGGTGATACGATATTTGGCAGAGCAACTCGCGTGGGTGGCGTTGCATTGACTCCGCAGGCGGCTCGTCTGGAAACTGACGGTACAGAGAACCCGGCAGAAGTAACTACTCCGGATGAATACAAGGATGACGAACCTACTATCTTGCCGGAGTTTCCGGAAGATACTTCTATTGTTTTACCCGAAACAGGTGATTCAACAATAACAGAGGAAGGAGGTAGCGATGAGTGAGGCGAGTTTAGTACGGCAGGTTGTGTTCCTACGCAAGGGTAGTGTATACATGCCCTTTTTGCAATCGAATATGGGAGACTTGTATCAGGAATACCAGGGTACAGCAAGTAGCCCGACTAATATTTCCCCAGACTTTACAACGATAACGCCCATGCTAAGTTATATTATTACATCTTCGCTCGTAGCAGCCGGACTGGTTGTTCCCAACTCGGTGAAATGGTACTTCAATGACACAGAGCTAACATTCGGTAGCGACAAGGTTTCAACGAATAACTTTAACGGGGAAACCGGACACTTTCAAAGTGTGCCGTATTCGGCTGGTGTACAGAATTACTTTGCTTTGAGGATCAAGAAAAACCTTGTCAAAGCATCCGGAGGTGCAGCATGTAACATCAAGGCTGAAGCCACTATTGCGGTAGGTAATACCTCTGACAAGGTGCAGGCTGTGTATAACATACCGATTACGGTGGGTGTTGGTAACAGCAAGCGTGTTACCATTATGGCAGGCGACAATAAGTTTTTTACGCTGACCGATAAGGGTGACTCCTGTATACTGAAGGCTGTAGCATGGATAGGTAGTGATCAGCTAACGGCTAACCTGACATATAAATGGTATTCCCTGCAGTCCGGAACGTGGTCTGCAATAGGCGGACAGACAGGGCAGACATTATCTGTTAATAATGATATGGTTGATACTACGGGGCAATTCAAGGTAGAAGTATATCAGGATGGAAACCTTATCGGTATGGATGTTCAGACGGTCATAGATGCAAGTGATCCGTTCGACATCCTACCGAATCCTAATCCTGAAAACGAAACCATCGAGCAGGGTTCCGGTGGAAGTGTTACTTATACGCCTATTCTTGTAAAGAGAGGCAGCACAACAAAATACAAGGACATGAAGTTCTTCTTCGTGTTCACGGATAGTGCTGGCAATATCCTTAATCCTGACACGGCTAAGGTTGCTTCTTATACAGGTACGGTAACGGAGGCTATGTGTGAGCAGGCATCCGGTAATGTTGCAGTAGTAATAACAACGGAGGAATAGTATTATGATTGCAAGTAAAACGACAGAGGTTAAGTTTAATACGAGATCTATGAATATTGCATATCCTGCAGGTGTATATGACAAGAACGTTAAGTACGAATGTACTACCAGAATGTCGCCATTCGTTGAAGAGGATGGAAGCTATTATTTGATGAATAAAATAGGTACATGGCTGGGTACAGAAACTGGCATTTCCCCAAAAGAAGACTATGCGCAGCATGGAAATGATGCTACATGGATTTATATGGAAAAATACAAAGCCGTGTTTCTGGAAGTCCTTTTTGCTGATTTCGCAAAATTGGGTTCTGCTGTTTTTCTGGAGGATTATATGATAAGTCAATATGGTGAGGATGCTTCCGGCCAGCAAACCCAGTCTTATCAGAATTTTGATCCGACTAAATTAGGTCAAAGTAATTGCCCGTTTACTCCAAGGACATATATAGATTGGCTTACTGGAAAAGCATCTTTCGGTGATGTTGAAGTTAATGGGGTCTTGAATGAAGCATGTAAGATCTTTGATGTAGGTGATAATACGTTTACAGCTGTAAATCCAGATATAAGAAAATATTATATTCCTCTTGGCTCATCAGGAAAGGTTCTTAATTTAAATCTTGATGACATAAATAAGACAAAGGTGCCAATTAATATTAGATTTTATTGCATGGGAACGAATGCCACTATCAATTTTGTGACATCAAATAGAAACATGCTTCCAATTGTATATTATCTGGCAAAGAAACCATCAAGCGTATTGTCTAAAAGTATTAAAACTGTGCACATGTATCAGGGAACCTATATGTCCGTAACTTTTCTTAATCAGAATGAATCGGTCGGATATGGCTTTCACGGCTTTATTGAAAATTATGATCATTTTGAGTTTGAAAGTGGAACATTAGATTTAGTAATACGTACAATTCAAAATTAATAACTTAAAATTTACGATATGATACAGAAAAAATCTTTAAAAGACGCGATACAAAATCCTGAGATAATTTCAGTTGTGGGAGGACTATTGCCGTTAGCTAGTAAAGAACAAAATGGATTGATGAGT